GTTTTCACTACTTACTTGCGTGAGAAGACTAACGCTAGCGTATTGCGTGTTCCCAATGCAGAAGCAGACGATATCATTGCCCGCTTCATTGACTTGCATCCTAACGATGAACACTTCATTATTTCTAGTGACAGTGACTTTGTCCAGCTTATCAGCGAGAATGTAAAGCAATACAACGGTGTTGCTAACCAGCTTATCACAATTGATGGTTACTTCAATGATCGCGGTAAGCCCATCAAGGACAAGAAGACTGGCGAGCCTAAGTTGCTTGAAGACCCTGAGTATTTGCTGTTCAAGAAGATTATTCGTGGTGACGCAACTGACAACGTGTTCAGTGCATATCCGGGCGCTCGTGAGAAGGGTTCTAAGAACACTATCGGCATTCGTGATGCGTTTGAAGATCGCGTAAAGCAGGGCTTCAAGTGGAATAACTTTCTCTTGCAGAAGTGGGTCGATCATGAGGGCGTTGAACACCGCGTTAAGGATGATTATGAACGCAACCGCACTCTGATTGATCTTCGTGCTATGCCCGACAATATCAAAGAAACCGTAGATAACATCATTAAGAGTGATGTTCGTACTACTACGACTCCGATGGTCGGCGTACAGCTAATGAAGTTCTGCGGTAAGTATGAGTTGACTAAGATTAGCGAACAGGCTGAAACTTACAGCAAGTGGCTTAACTCCCCGTATAAGGGTGTACTCAATGGCTGATAGCATTCCGTGGTTCAAAGCATTACAGAGTAAGTCACGTGGTTTCCGTCCTGGTATGGAAATTCATGTCATGACCGCAGGTAGTAAGACCGGTAAGTCCGTCATTCTTGATTTTGAGAGTGATGATTTTAAGCCTTGGCGTGAGACAATGCGCCCTCACTATGCTGAATATATTGACTTTGATACTGGTGAGACATACTGGAAGAAGTTAAGTCGCCTGCCCGCAGCAAGCTGCCTGTATCGTGCTAATAATGTAATTCGTCATAATGAAGACGGAACATATCAGTACGTAAAAAATCGTAAAGACGGAAATCTTCGGCAGCTAACCGAAGACGAAATTATGTGGGTATTGTTACATGTCTAAAGAAATGTTGTTGTGCAAAGATTGTAAACATTCTACTATGCTTCTGGTGGATAGGATTTTCACATTGAATGGTCTTGTGGGGGCACAGGATGTTAACTATAAATGCTCCAAATTTCCACAGAATGCGACCGTAGTTGAGAATATGGTTACTGGTCCACAGAAGATAAAGGCTAAACTTCCATACTGTGAAATTACTCGTCGTCATGGTGAATGCGGGCAAAATGCAAAGTACTGGCAACCCAAACATAAGAAAGATTTATTTAAAATGCTAACAAAGGAAGAACATGACTGAACTAGTAGCAAAGCCAATCGTTAAAAATCAGTTTTGGATTGTTACTGACGGCAATAAGAAGGTCGGTAACATTGAAGCAAACAACGCGGGATACGGGGTGCAGATTAACGGCACCTTCCTTCAGTTCAACAACACAGATGAATTGAAGAAATCTACTAAGATTCGCTTTGAATCCATTGCAAACACTATCTCAAAGCCCACACATCCATACCCTGAATATCCTACTACAAAGAGAGTATATAACAGTATCTTGGATATTCAGCGAGGATTGCATCTGTTCACTAAGACTAAAAAGAGCAAGTGTCTTCATGCTGCCGGCTATTTTGTCATGGAACAGAATGGTGTCAAGCAAGTAGTATTTTGCCCTAAGTATATCTTTATCCAACGATATTCGTATCAAGGACCGTTTAAAACAGAAGATGAAGCTAAAAGTGTGATAAATATATAGATTATGTTACACATTAAGAAGTTTATGGACCGAATGTCCATGGTAGAATCCAAAATGAACAAGGATGTGGTTCTTCCCATTATGGACGCCCGCGGGCTTAGAGACGATATTGCTAGGCTTTTGGCTGATTTACACGAACTTTCATCTAACAAAAATGAAGGTTCCGATCAAGCAATTGAACTAGAAATTAAAGGCGGTTCATTCAAATGAGCAGAACACAGCCAACTGTACTGGTTGAGTACGTAGACAAGAAGACCTACAAATGTGATCAGATTGTAGAGGCAGCAGGTATTTGGGCCGTGTTCTACGATGATCAACCTATCAATCTAAAGTCTAGTCATTATCTAGTAAATGACGTTGCTCCTAAATACAAGAAGACCAGTTTCAGTAACCCTGGACACGCTCGTAACCTTTGTCGCAAACTTAACGCACAGTTTAAGACAGACAAGTTTACTGTAGTGTTTATGAACAGCGGTAGAACGGTCTACCCCGATGACCTATCCCAAGACCAAAACTGAAATAGTAAAATTATTAGTAGATCAGCTAAAAGATGATCCTGACTTTCCATGGAAAGACAAGCCATACGATAAAGTAGTGTTTGAATGGTTTGTTACTGGTAGAGCAGGGTCTGGACTACGATTATCAGACGCCGGCAAAGTTGCATTTGAATATGCAAAGATAGCACATTATGAGTTTGAATTTTCGCCGCCGGGCTTAAAGACTAGAGATATAAATGCCTGGCACAAATATGCATTGGTTCTTGACAAAAAGATTAAATGCCCCTACTACATCGGTGTAAAACAAGTTGACAAAACTAAGAAACAACCCTACATCAGATTTTATGACAACAAGATAGCAATGATGATGGCCTTATACGGTGATCTACAAAGCTACATTGATTCAGTAAAATAGTATTATTTTATGTTCGCAGTTGCAGCATAAATAACATGCTTAGCCATTGCTAAGTTACACAACACACACAGGAGAAAAATTATGAAGAATATTGCAATTAGCCTTTTAGCGGCTCTCACACTATCGACCCCAGCACTCGCTTCTTGGAAGAGCGATTTGTTTGCTAAGCTTGATGCAGACAAGAGCGGGGAAATTGCCCTTACTGAATTGACTGGCGCAGGATGCCGCACTCAGCCTAAGCTTTTTAACTATGCTGATAAGGATAACAGCAAGGGTCTTAGCAAGGCTGAATATTTCAACAACCGAGACCTTCTCGGTCGTTGCAGCTAAGGAGTAGGTAATATGTTGGCTACTTTAATTAATAATACCGTTGACGCCATCCAAACTTCAAAGAAGATTTTCGTTGATACTTTCGTCAAGCACGAAGGTCTAGCAAAGTCTCTCAATGAGTTTGTAGATGCCCAAACCAACTATACAAAGCAAGCAATTGATGCTAGTATGAAAGCTGGTAATGAGGTGTACAAGACTGTCTCTGACAGAACGTTTTACACTGATACCGCAAAGGCTATGCAAGAATCTGCACAGGCTTTGTTTCACACACAGAAGAAAGAAGGAAAGTAATGTTTAATCATAATTACATAGTAACTGTTTCGCGGGCTGCACACATGTCCGTGATAGCGTTATCCGCAGTATGTTTGTACGGCATACTCACACTTTAAGGACCATTAACTATGAGCGATAGTAAAATTCCAGGACTTCCTGAGATTAAGTTCAATAAGAATGGATATGAAATCCGTTCTGATATCTTAGGTCTAGCTGAAAAGCTAGTCATTGAAGAATACAAGGCTAAGTTCATGGGTTGGGAATTGACTCAATACAAGGACGAAAAGACAGGTCAGATTGTGTCTCAGGTTTCCGCTCCAGAGTTCCCGGGTCTTGAAAAGGTCCTTGAGACCGCGCAGAAGATGTATGATTTCGTAAATAACAACCCGAAAAAGTAAAATTATCGGTTGACAAAAGGTCTCCTTGGAGCTATAGTGATAATATAGCTTCTAAGGAGATTTTTTATGGGTAAGGAAGATTTCATCAGCTACGTGCTTAGTTTCTATAACGGTACAGATGGTATCTACAAGGATGTAGATGCTACTCATGCCGAAGTGATTGATGCTACCCGTAAGCTTGAATATATGTATCGCAGCAACGGCGATGAACCTGTTTATGACAGTATTGACCGTGAGCGTGTTCGTGACTTTATTCTAGAGAGCCGCAAGTAATGAAACAGTATTATGTTATTGCAGGGGCAATTGCTATATTGTCTACTACTGCTGGAATGATTTATTTTGCAACACGCAACGATCACTTCAAAAACGCTCCTACTGAAATTGCAGGATGTAAGGATCCGGCGGTAACTGCGGTAATTCATTCTATTAGAAATTATCCTAATAGTTGGGAAACAGATAATTACCAAATGTGGCATGATGAAGATGTTAGCATTTGGACTGCAAATGAGGATTATGGCCTATCGCTCACGATGGGAAGTAGTAACGCTAGCCCCGATCACTATGCTATGGACGATCAGTGCCGTGCAGTATTATATGACACAACTCAAACTTGGCTTAGGAACACACTCAATGAAAAACTCCGAGGTTAATTACAAAGAAGTAGCTGTGCCTGCAGGTACGTTTCGGATGTACGATGATCGCCCCAACGTGTGGGTAGAAGTTCCGCGTGGCGATGGTTATGCGAATTGGATGGATCGCGGCGCTGCCATGGCAGCAGAAAGTGAAAAGTAATGCCTTATACTGTTCTTGATGCTATGCAGGATGAAATTGACTTTCTCCGTGAAATGGCGAAGGTTGAGGAAAAACGTGATAAATTCATCCTCGTAGGGATTTACCGCGAGATTGCTAACTCTCACCAACGAGTTATCAACCGCGTAAAGAGCGGCGTTGACTATTCTCTTGAAATCGTAGATGGTGAAATAAAGAGAGTACATAAGAAGTCCGATCGTAAGACTCTTGAGGAAGAGTATCCTGCACTCAAGAAAGCTGCTGAACAGTACGATCTTGTTAAAGATTTGGTTGACAGTACTCCAGATTAAATAACACAAAGGAAAGAACAATGAAGGAAAATATTTTTAATGCGCTTAAGGCTCACTTTGAGTCTCATATTCTTAAGCATAAGATGAACGTTGAAATTATGCTTAACAACCCAATGGCAATCCATGAACACACTGATTTCATGGGTGCAGTTGAACTTGAACTTGCACAGATTGCCGAATACGAAGATAAGCTTGAGGCATTGACCAAACACTTTAATACCTGATATTTGGTAATTTTTTGGTTGACATTGTTTGCCCATTTTGCTATAACAAGATTATAGCAAGGAGACAATGTTATGATTATTATTTCAACTAATAAGTGGACCATCTATTTCAATGGATGGCGTCCCCAAATCGTGAAAACTTGGGTTAGTGGTCTTGAAACTGCAATCCTCAAGGGAACTCCGGAACAGCAGGTTGAGGAGCTTAAGGTTCGCCTGCGTTATGCAGGGGTCAGCAACAACGTCACTGACCCCAATTGGAAGCCAAAAAAGACAAGAAATCGTCGTAAACGGTGATTTTTTGGTTGACTTCGGTTACCCATTTTGCTATAACTAATATATCAAGACAACACAGAGG